GGGCGACAGATGCCGCCCGGAGTCGTTGGCTATTCCTCGTCGCCTTCTTCCTCCTCGTCGCCTTCGTTGTTCAAGCTGTCTGCTACGCTCTGCGCCGCATCTTCCCAGTTTGTGAAAACAGGATCGACAGAGTCTGCGTCGTAAATCTCGCCCATGACCTCAGAGACTTTGCTGGCTTTGATGGTTGAGAATTTGACAGCAGGTTCGTTTTCTTCTAACCATTCCTTGACAGCATCCCTCACACAATCGCGGTTATCTTCCCAGTTCATGTCCCAAACTTCCCGCACCGTCAAGTCCTGGACATCCGTCTCAAACTGACCGCCGAAATATTCACTTCCAAGACCATAGCCCTCAGAATCCCAATGGGCGCGATGGTTGGAGCCATCCCACTGCACAGAGAATCCTTCTGTGTAGGATTCACGGTTTTCCCATATCTTGATACAGAGTTCCGCGATAGCGTCTGTGCTGACGCCATCAGGCAATTGGGCGGACTTGTCAATGCCGTGATACAGGCGAAAAGAAATACCAGCTGTGTCATGGATGTTCTGGCGCACCGCAAACGCCCCTTTTTTGTTGCCGTTCGCAAGTTCTTCCAAATCGACTTCCAGTTCATTGTGCCAGAAACCGTTTTCGTAGCTTCCGCTGTTAGTCAGCGTAGCATTCTCGTCAATTCCTAAGATGTCCAGCATCTCGTTCATCTGTTCAATCGTGTTCATGTCTAAATTCTCTTTCTTTGGTCTGTCTCATCAGGCGCGGTAGACCATCTCCGCACGACGCCCGGAGGCGTTTCGACTATTTGACTTTGCAAGCGACAATCCGCTCGGCGGGATAATCGCAGGAGTACCATTTTTTGATTTCGCCGTTGTGCAAGGCGGCGGCGACTTTTTCGTAATCGTTCGCGTCATCTTCAGATGCGCCTTGATCTAACCAATCAAGCGACGGTTCTTCGAGGTCGTTGTCAAAGGCGAATCGCTTAACGGACTGAACGTCGTATGAGGTTGGCGCGAATTGACCATGCGACAGAACTTTAACGTGCAAGCAGGATGAGATGTAATCAATGCCCTCCTGAAGCGTCTCGCACAATGCTACGACGGTGGCGGGATGCGCTGGAACGTTGTCTGAAAAGTAGTTCGGTTTTGCAATGACGGCGTAGTTCATGGTGTCTTAACTCTTTCTTTCCCTGTCACCCTTTCTCAGCACGGCTTCAGACGTGTCTTAGCGGGTTTAAGAGGGGCGGTATTTACCGCCCGGTTTGGTTTTACGCGGCAGACTTGAAGCGGTAGGGGTTGCCCTTGACGAATCGCCCTCTGCTGTCACGTACAGGGTTTAACTGTTCTCTGCATAGGATACGAATGATATCGTCTGCTACCATTTTGTAGGACAGAGCGATAGCGAACATAGCGACGATCAGCGATAAAACTTCCATTTGTCTAAACTCTCTTTCTGTGCGGGTTCCGGTTGGTGTCCCGCCTACGAATCTATAATACTGCACGGTGCGCCCTGTGTCAAGGGGAATATCAAAAATAATTAAAAAAGATTTTAGAATACCTGAATGAGTATAATATATATCAATGCCTATCATTAAATACCGGCGCAATCGGCATAATTACCAAAAATAAAACGAGATGATATATTGTGTGCGTGAAAATACTGTGAGTCGAAATGACATATCAGATAGTCACACGCTGCACAAAACTGCATAGACCCGCGCTTTCAATCACTATGTTGATAGCGCTCATGGGATGTAATAGGTAGTGGGGGTAGGTGTATCTGTGGATAATGTACGCAGGATAGCTATCATACGCTCAGAGGTTGCCAGTGTTGGTAGCCGATCCCGCCCCCTCTCTATTGCAGAGAAGCGCGAAATTGCACGACAGACAGGGACAGAGTACAAACCTGTTGATACCGCCGCTAACGTCGCCAAACACGCTGGATATCTACCTGATACCGCCAATTCTAACGCGCAGCGCGAAATCCTCGGATACGCAATCAAAACTCCAACAAGCCGCGATGAGGTATCCCTGCACAGCTACAACTCAGGCAACAGAGCGTTAGACGTAGACGATAACACTGCATACCTGCGAGGATTAGCAAAATCCAGGATTGCACAGGCGAACAAATGCAGGGAAGCGCACGATTCGAGAAACGCCAGCAAACGCAAACTAAACGAATACAACACGCTATCTGACAAATTCACGGCAGAATGGCGTATGACCTGGGTTGACGCCCTCGCTGATATTACAGAGGATGAGGATACAGAACAATGAACATTGAAACGCTCGAAAAAATGATCGAGATTGCGGCGGTATGCGCTCAGGATGACATATCTGATGATAGCCGCCTACGCTACGTCGAGGCATACGTCAATCTGTGCGATATTTGGCTTGAGGTAATCGACGTTATCGACGTTGTGCCTGATGTCATCGAAATTGAATTCGATGAGAATTAACCTTAGTTAATTACCCCATGAGAGTCAAATTACCCCATGAGCCTCACTGCTACACGTTGTACAGCGCAATCTAAGCAGACAGGCAAGCAGTGTGGAGCTTATGCTGTTGGCGGTTCGGACAAATGCCATTATCACGGCGGTAAAAGTCTGGTCGGTATCGCCTCTCCTTTGCTGACGACAGGCAAACACTCAAAACACCTTCCTACCCGCCTCCTTGCCTCGTATGAGGAACGCAGGAGTGACCCTGACCTTGTGGCTGTCGCGGATGAATTAGCCCTCACAGACGCCCGGATTGGCGAACTGTTAGGGCGTGTCGATACAGGGGAATCGGGGGAGATATGGAAAAGCATCAAAGCGACGTATGCCGCAGGAGAGAAGGCTCGCAGGGCGCATGATGCGACAGGCGACCCTGACCAGAGACAAACGTTTTTCGAGGCATGGGAGGCTGTTGGTATCCTGATTGGTGAGGGTATCGCGGACAGGGAAGCCTGGTCTGATGTTTTCTCGCTTGTGGAGCAACGTCGGAAACTGGCAGAGACGGAAACCAAGCGCCGAGAAAAACTCGGACAGATGATAACCGCTGACAGGGCGATGGTCTTGATGTCGGCGGTATTGGGGTTGATACGTGAAAATGTCTCAGATAGATCAGCGCTTGACAGTATCCAACGAGGTGTTGAGCGTCTCATTACTCAAAGCTCTGAGTGATGGACTCAAGCCAGAGACGGACAAGGGGTACAGATTACCCGGTGCAGACCTGTCATGGCGCGAATGGCTCCGGCGGTACTGTTCTCACATTGCTACCAAACCGATGGCGTCCCGCCATGAGCGGTTATGGGATTGGATGGACGCCATCACACCCGGCGTCAAGCCTCAAGCGTATGGGCATTTTGCACCAAGAGGCGGCGCTAAATCGTCTACAGCGGAAATGGGCGTCGTCAGGGTAGGAGCGGTCAAACTGGCGCGAAGGTTTGGTCTGTACCTCTGCGATACTCAGGAGCAAGCCGACAAGCACGTTCAGAGCATCGCGGCGCTGATGGAAAAGATTGGCGTCGAGAGAAGCGTCAACAAATATGGTTCGTCGAGGGGTTGGAGGCGTGACCAGTTAAGGACAGCCAACGGGTTTAACCTCGCAGGGATTGGCGCTGATTCTGCCGCAAGAGGCGCAAAACTCGACCAGTTTCGCCCTGACTTTATCATCGTTGACGACCTCGACGCCCTGCACGACACCATGCAGACCGTGCAAAAGAAAAAAGAACTACTGACCGCTACCATTCTGGCGGCGGGTTCGCCTGATTGCGCTGTACTTTTTGTTCAGAATCCCATCCATGCAGGTTCGCTTGCCTCGCAATTGTCCAACCGCACCGCTGACTTTCTGCTCGGCATGGTTGTCGATGGACCAGAACCTGCGGTCTACAACATGGAGGTAGAACAAGACCCTGAGACGCGCCAATACAGCATCACAGGGGGGGAAGCGTCATGGGTTGGTCAACCTCTGGAAACGTGTCAGGCGCAAATAAACGAATGGGGATTACAGACGTTCCTGCGCGAATCACAGCACGATATGAGAGCCGGGGGAGCGTTCTTTCCTGAGTATGACCCTGCGCTTCACCTTGTGCCAACTCCCGGTATTGACGACGTAGACAGCAAGGGTAAACCCATTTACCCGCAATCCTGGTGGACATGGTTTGGCGGTCTGGATGGAGGCTACAACGACCCTGCCGCGTTTGGTCTTTGGTGTGTGTCTCCCTCTGGTCAGGTTGCCTGTGTCGAGGCATGGGAAGCGAAGCACGTACTCCCTGCCGAGCAAGCAAAGCGGGGTAGGGAAACGCTGAGACGATGGGGCGTTGACCCGCAGAGGTGCTGGATAACCTACGACCATAACATGGCAGCATCTCGGTACAAGGGCGTTGCCGCTCCTGCGGATGTACAGGCATGGACTAAAGCGGGGTTGCGTATGCGCCCGTCCGATCCGTCGCTTGACCGTCAAGCGCACGGATGGAACCGTGTAAGGGAGTACCTCAAGCAGAGACTGCCCGGCGACTTGCCGAAACTTACCATCTATGGTAGCGGGGCGGTCATTGTTGCAGATAGTCTTGGCGCGGCACGGTATCACCTGACCAAACCGGAAGACATGGCGCACGATGGCAGCAGTCATACATCGCACATGGTTCTGTACGCTCTGGCGGGGCAGTTTGGCGTCTCTAATGCGCCCTTGCCTCCAAAACCGAAGCCTCACCCGGAAGACCCG